AGGTCGGGGTGGGGTGGTGCCCACCTCCTGAAGATGGCAGCCACGGTGAGAGGAGCACGACAGTGCAGAAGCGCAGCCGCATCGGTAAGAACGAGGTCTCTGGTCTCGGCAAGCTGTACCTCCAGGGCGGCCAGGCCCTGAAGCGGGACGACCTCGAACTCACCAACGCTGAGTACGCGGTGTTCGCCAAGCTGGCCTGGTTCGGGCTGGCCAGGCGCGAGCAGGAGCAGAGGTGGTCGATCACTGACCTGGGCATCGCGTTCATCGAAGGCCGGGCCCGAGTCCACTCGGTCGCCATCACCGAGGACCGTGAGTTCCTGGGCCTGGAGGGCGAGCTCGTCAAGGCGGGCGACCTGAACGAGTCCTTCTACTTCGAGACCGTCTGAGTTGAGCAGGCAGAGCTCCGGCTGGGAGTACATCCGAGGCGTCCCGCGCTGGGCGCCGACAGTAGAGAGCGCCATCTCCGAGCTGACGTACGACAAGTACGGCCAGGAGTACGAGGAGGCGGTCGCCAAGCTGATGGACATCGCACGAGCAGCGCAGCGTGACTGCGCCGACCGACTGACTGAAGCCGGGCACGCCGAGGCGGCGGCCCTGATCTTCCCCACCTACCCCGAGGAGAACGAGCAGTGAAGATCGCCATCACCATCACAGTGGACGTCAAGGACCCGGCCGAGTGGACGCGGTCGTTCGGAGTGGAGCGGGCGGGGATCCGGCAGGACGTGAAGGACTACGTCGGCACCAACGTGCAGGGCCTGCGTGTGTGGGACGAAGTCGAGGCGGAGGTGAGCTGGAAGTGACTGACTTGATCGTGGGACTGTCGGGCTACGCCCGCAGTGGCAAGAACACGGCGGCCGACGCCCTGATCGAACGAGGCTGGAGGCAGGCGGGCTACGCCGACAAGCTGAAGGACTTCCTGTACGCGGTGAACCCCTTGATCCCTGGCCACTACGGTGCCGGGAGCCTGCGCCTGCGAAGGCTGGTCGATCAGACCGGGTGGGACTACGCGAAGACGGCGTACCCCGAGGTGCGTGCCCTGCTCCAGCGCACGGGCACCGAGGCCGGCAGGCAGGTGCTCGGCGACAACGTCTGGATCGAGGCGCTGTATGCCTCGCACGCTGACGCGACGGGCCTGGTCGTGACCGACGTCCGCTTCCCCAACGAGGCGCAGGCTGTCGTCGACCGAGGCGGCGTGATGATCCGAGTGGAGAGGCCGGGTGTCGGCCCGACCAAGGACAAGTACGGCCGAGCGCATGTGAGTGAGACCGCGCTCGATGACTGGCCCTTCGACCACGTCCTGGTGAATGACGGCACGGTCGACGAGCTGCACGCCAAGCTGCACGGCGTCGCCGAACTTGTGCAAGTGTGAGCGTGTGATACTGTGACCATCAGAACGATCCGAGAGCTCGACGAACTGCCCGATGGCACCGAGATCGAGATCCAGGACAAGCGAGACACGCCCCTCTTCAAGCGAGGCGGCGACTGGTACAGCCCAAGCAAGACGGCGACCCAGAACATGATCGCCTACGTCAACACCCGGCGCTGGGGAGTGCGGGTCATCAAGCAGGAGGAGGACGAGAGTTGAGGATCACCCCCCGAGCTCACGAGATCAAGAAGGTGGTCGACATCCTTGAAGACCCCACCTTCGACAGCCCGGAGCAACTGGCCAAGGCTGTGATCAAGGAGGTGGGGGACATGCTCCAGATGCGGGACCTGTTCGTGATGGTGCACACCTGGGCGGACGGCAGCAAGGGCCTGAACTTCGGCCCCTTCGGCGCCGTCGCTGAGGCGGAGACCTTCGCCAAGAAGATGAGCTTCGGTGGCACCGGCAAGGTAGTACCCCTGACGTCGTCGGGGATCATGCTCGCCAACCACGATGGCAAGAAGGACGGGTGGCCCGGCTACTGCTGGAACCCTGAGTGTGGACACGCCCCCTGGACCCACGCGGTGGACGGTGCAAGCCGCGGCAAGTGCCACCTGGTGACGTGCAACTGTGACAAGTTCAAGAAGGATGACCCGAGCCTGAAGGCCAAGAAGAAGGCGCCCGCCAAGGCTGGCGCCTCGAAGGGAGTGAACGAGCTCTGAGCTGCAACTGGAGGCCGTGCGAGTGCGGCAACAAGCGAGACTTCATGACCAAGCACAACGCCGAGAAGGCACTGGGCAAGGCCCAGGCCAAGCGGAACCGACAGGGCGAGGCACGCGGCACCATGCGGGGCCTGAAGGTGGAGAACCGGGCGTACCTCTGCGAGGAGGGCGGCTGGCACCTGACTTCGGAGAGCCGCCGCAAGTTCGAGGACCGCAATGCCAACACCATGCACCTGACCTACCGATGAACACGACGAGAGGAGACCGGCAAGTGACGAACGGATGGGACTGGGTGGCTGAGGGCCAGCGCCTCGCTGAGGCAGCACGCAAGGTGGACATCGAAGCCATCAAGGCGGAGTCGATCGTGTTCGAGGGACCGCTCGACTACCTGAAGGCGACCGAGCCGGCGCCCGAGGTGGGCGGGTTCGTGAGTGAGATCCACACCCTGAAGAACGAGGTCGACATCTGCCGGGCCGGCCACTGCGCCTCCGGGTATGCGGCCGTCCGCCTGGGCGACGAGGTGAAGCGGCTGAGGGCCGAGCTCGCCCGACTCCAGAGCGCGCAGCCCAAGACGGTGGCCGCCCTGCACGAGGCCCTGACTCACCTCGGGGAGGGTGTGTAAGTGACGCAGAACATCGGACCGCTTGAGCCGGTCACCGACGAAGACATCCTGATCGTCTACGGGTTCCACCAGGCCCGCTCTCACCCCGAGTTCAACCGCGACAACGTCTACACCCTGCACGGAGTCGCCGCCTTCGGCCGACTCAACGGACGCCAGCCCAAGCGGGTGTTCCACACCGGCCTCGGCCTGAGCCGGGAGGCAGACCGACTGAGGCGCGAGCTCTCCAAGTTGGAGGGCAAGTACGGCACCGAGATTCACCACGTCAACGAGCTCTACATGTACGAAGAGGAGATCCCCACCCCGTGACCGACATCCAGACCCGCAGTGACGTCACCGTCGAGCTCGTCAAGCACAGCGCGACCGACTCCGACGTAGCCACCGCGGCCCGAGTCTCGACCATCGGAGGCAGTCACGAGAACACCGTCGACCTGGCCCGCGACAAGGGCCTGATCAACTACCTGATGCGGGACCGGCACGGCAGCCCCTTCGAGCACACCTCGTTCACCTTCTACGTCGAGGCCCCGCTGTTCGTGGCCCGCGAGCACATGCGTCACCGCGCCGGCCACTCCTTCAACGAGGAGAGCGGACGCTACAAGGAACTGGCCCCTGTCTTCTATGTCCCCGGCCCTGAGCGCAACCTGATCCAGGTCGGCAAGCCCGGCGCCTACCGCTTCGAGCCCGGCAACCCCGTCCTCGGCCTCCTGACCCGCAGCATGATGGACGACGCCTACCGCGCCGCCTACGACTACTACCAAGACCTCCTCGCCTCCGGCGTAGCCCGCGAGGTGGCCCGCATGGTCCTGCCGGTGGGCATCTTCACCTCGTACTACGTCACCACCAACGCCCGCAGCCTGATGCACTTCCTCGGACTGCGCACCATCAGCCAGGCCGCCGCCTTCCCCTCCTTCCCGCAGCGCGAGATCGAGATGGTCGCCGAGAAGATGGAAGACCACCTCGCCGAGCAGATGCCCCTCACCTACGCCGCCTTCAACAGGAACAAGCGGGTGGCACCGTGAGCGAGAGCCCCATCGTGAGCGTCGAGTGGCGCCGCACCAAGTGGACGCCCGCCGAGCGGGAACGCCTCGCCCGCCTACTTCTCGGGCCGATGGCGCGAAAGGAGTGAAGTAGGTACAGTTACACACGGCGCCCCACCGCCCCCCGAGTCTCCTGATTCGGGGGGCTTCGACGTATCCGGATGCAGTCAAGAGAGGGAGACCATGACCAGCAAGACCCTTCCGCGACAGCGCAAGGCGCTCCGCGTAGCCATCTACCTGCGTGTTTCCACATCCAAGCAGCTCGATGGCTACGGCCTCGATGTGCAAGACGAGCGATGCCGCGAGTGGGTCGACTACAAGCTGAAGAACATCCCGCACACCCTCGTGGACGTCTACTGCGACGGGGGAGTGTCGGGCAAACTTGCACACCGCGAAGACTTGGACCGCCTGACGGCCGACATCGAGGCTGGCCTCATCGACGTGGTCGTCTTCGCCAAGCTCGACCGCATCGGCCGCACGATGCGCAACATCCACCGCTGGGTCTACGACGTGACCGACCATGGCGTCCGCGTCGCCACCGCGGACGGACGCATCGACTCCGACGACGACATGTTCGGGATTCAGCTCTCCCTCCTGGCGTACATGGCCGAGGTCGAGCACGCGCTGATCCTGGAACGCACGATGGGCGGCCGGGTCAAGAAGATCTCCGGGGGAGGCTGGGCCAGCGGCACCCCGCCCTACGGATACATGCTCGACGAGGATGGCGAGCCCGTCATCAACCCCGCCGAGCTCAAGCAGATCGAGATGTTCGCCAACCTGGCCGTCGACCGGAAGCTGTCGCGAGGTGAGGCCGCCAAGGAGATGAACGAGGCCGGCCACCGCACCCGCACGGGCAAGCTCTGGGAAGGCAACAACCTGATCCTCCGTATGCGCCTGGCCGTGCGCGGATACGTCGACTTCACCTTCTCCGGCATGAACGAGGACGGCGAGGAGATCACCACCTCCTACCGGCTGGAGCTGCCCCCTCTCTTCAAGGACGAGGCCCGCCGCAAGGCCGTGGAAGCCGTCCTGGAGGACATGAAGGGCGCCCCCCGGACCACGTACAGCAACCACCTGCTCTCCGGCCACCTGATGAGCCAGTGCGGCCACAGTCGGTACGGCGTAGCGCGCTCCGACTACAACGACGTGATCTACCGGTGCTCGAACTCGGCCACGCTCGCCGAGGGCCACACCTGCAAGCAGATACCCGGCAAGGAGACCGAGGGGTACGTCTGGGGCGAGGTCGCCAAGCTCCTGTCGAACCCCGAGGAGATCATGGGGCTCGTCGACGAGTGGCTGGGCTCCGTCCCCGACCGCGCGGAGTCCTACCGGGCCCGGCTGCAAGAGATCGACACCAAGCTGAACAAGCTCCGCACCACCCGACGCAAGAAGATCGCTCTGCTCGTCGCCTCCCTCGACGAGGACGACGACGAGGACCAGAAGCTGATCGACGAGCTGAAGACGGAGATCGCCTCCAAGGAGAAGGAGCTCCGCGAGGAGCAGGAGCGCATCACCGAGTGGCTGGAGGAGGCCGAGCACAAGGAGGAGCGAGCGGACGGTATGCGCTCGGTCATCGACCGGATCGGTGCCAACGTTCAGGATCTCTCCACCCCCGACAAGAAGCGGATCTTGGAACTGCTTCAGGTGCGGGTCGACATCGTCGGCGAGAGCAAGTCCGGCCGGGCAGGTGGCAGCAAGGACCCGATGCTGGAGTGGCACCGCGAGAAGGGGATGACCATCCCGCTCGGGATCTCCGACGAGCAGTGGGGCCGGGTCGAAGGCATCCTGGCAGGAGGACGGAAGCCCAAGACTGAGGACCGGGCGTGCTTCGAGATGCTTCTGGAGAAGCTGCGCGAGAACAAGGGGTGGCACGACTACGACCGCGACGAGCGCATGGGCGGGAAGGGCTGGGGCTTCTTCTACCGGCTCGCTCGCCGCTGGTTCTCGGAGGGTATGTACGCCCAGGCCCTGGAAATTCTCGCCCCGTACGAGGGAGCCGCAACTCCTACTGACTACACTCTGCCTGCCATGAAGATTTACGGTGTGATTGACGATTCGGCGGAGGATCAGATGAAACGTGAAGCGGGCGGGCCTACTCTCTCCACCAAGGGGATCCGCGGAACCGCTTCAGGTTTCGAGTTCGAGATCGGCAGCGCGAAG